TGTGGCAGACATACCACAGTATAAATTGTCTGACTTTGGGTTACGATACGACGCGATGATGGCAAGGTTTAAGGGCGAAAAGTATATAAGCGACAGCGGGAACAGGTGGTGTATGTCTCCGGGGATGCTCACAAAGGGGGAGCCGGGAATAGTGTCAAAGGTCATAAAGCAGGTAGCTAAGAATTATGTTTTGCAATTAAACATACACCCCCAATGGTGGAACTAAAAAAACAAAGATGCTAAAAGACAATAGGGAAATAGAGATAATGGCCGCAGCCAGACAAGAGGGGTTAAGAAACCCGTCACACTATAATAGCGAAAAGATCAAACGCCTTATTGAAGACTTTGTAGATATAAAACCGGGGGGAGAATATTTGGATATAGGGGCTGGGCAGTGGGATTTTGCCGATATTATAAACAGCAAAGGTGGTGTATGCGAAGGGGTGGATTACGACCCCTGCGTGATAGAGCTTGGTAAACACAGGGGGTATAAAGGCTATAATATAACCTATACCAAAGAACCATTAAACCTAAACAAGCAATTTGATGGTGTGTTTAGCCGGGCGTCAATTAACCCCGCATCATACAGTTATAACTTTGACTTTTTACGGAGCTTTATTGATGAAATTGAAGACGCCATAAAGCCGGATGGATGGGGGTTGATAATCCCCTGGTATGGTCGCGTAACTAATGAATTAGAAAAAGAAGAAGCCTTTAAGGTGTTAGATGCTGCTTTTAAACTAAAGGGTTATAAAAGAATTAGCTTAACGCATGAGCAGTTGTTGAAGTACGGCTGTGAACATAAGGGCATAAAGTATGTCTACTTAAAAACAAACAAATGATAACAGTAGCCCTTCCGACTTGGAAAAATAAAGACATCCTCTGGCTTCCGCTTGAAGGACTGGCCCGGCAAAAGTGCAACGTGCCGTGGGAGTTGATCGTCATGGAGTGCGAAACGGATTCTAAGAAACTGGTTGAATCTTACAAGGAAAAATTAGAGAAGGCCGGATGTCAAAACCTTGTCTATATCTATTCTCCCTACCGGATGACGTTAGGTATAAAATGGAAAATGATTGCCGAACATGCGAGCGGCAAGGTATTTTGCTTGCAGGCTTCAGACGACTACCCGCAGCCCGACAGAAATCAAAAGGCATGGGATGCCCTGCAAGATAACGACTGGTTTCATTCGCGGTATTTTTATCATTATTCTTTTAAGCATAAGATATTGATCAAATACGACAAGGAAACTTTTAAAACTAACTGGAAGACAGGATTTAATATTTCAACACTCACTGACAAGGTGCGAAAGATAGCAGACACGCAACAGCCGCAAGGTATTGACTTTTATTTGTATAACCAGATAAAACCTGAAAGCATCTTCTATGACGAAAGCAGCCCCAGGGGCGGGGTAGCCACAGACGGGTATAACACGTTAAGTACTAAGAGGGCAAGGTTTTTTCTTAACCCAGTGCCGCCCTATCTAAAAACAGATAAAACCATTGAAAGTATCGGACTACCTAAAACAATTGTAGAGCAGATACAAAAACTAATTATACCAAAAGAAATGGGTGAGTTCGGCAACAAACTAACAGGCAAACATGTTGCCGTGGTTTTCAAAAAGAGCTTCAAGGGCAGGCGTGCGGGTCAGGAGTATTTCATTGATGAGGGCATCAGAGACTACCTTGCATACAGAGGTGTTATCGCCACAGAAGATAAGGGTGTAACTACAAAGACTAAGCTATGAAAGTTGTAAAAACAGTAACCGGAGATGAGCCTATCACGCTGGCCGAAGCCAAGGAATACCTGAGGGTATTTCACGACACGGAGGACAACGTCATAACCCAGATGATCACCAATGCCCGTAAGGTGCTGGAAATGGCCACGGGGTTATCACTTGTGGAGCAGACCATTGAGCTACACACTGTTATACATGATGTTTTTACGCTACCATACGGCCCTGTTTCGAGCGTCACCTCCGCCACTATTGATGACGTGGCTGTTGACGATGACTACATAGATACGGAAACAGGGGTCATCGAAGGCACAGGTGTACTTGACGCAGTGTATGAGGCAGGCCCCTACGAGTGTGATTTTGCAATGCTCGAACTGGTGGCGTTCAATTATTGGAGCCGCGGGCAGGATCAATTTCCGCAAACAGTAAAAATGTGGATCGCAAACAATACAAGAAACTTATGGCTGCAATAGGAGGCATGAACACACCTGTAAGCTATCAGGAGCTTACCACCACCCCGGACGGGGCAGGGGGCACTACTGGTACATGGGCGACAAAGTTCACTTTTATGGCCGAGGTGAAGCCTATGAGCGGCTACCGCAGGTTAGAATACAGCCAGATCATTAAAGGCAACCCCTACCAGATCACGACTCACTACCGGACGGATATTTCGGCTAAAGGTAGATTGATAGTAAACGGCACAGAGATAGCGATACACTCTGTCGTAAACGTAGGAATGCAAAACAAGGTAATTGAAATAATAGGCAATGACGGAGCTTAGCGGCATCAAAAGATTGAATGTAGACTTTGACCGCCTCAGCAAGGTGGCAAAGGAAAAGGTGCGTGTGGCTATTCAGACAGCTGGAACTGACGTACAAAAGGATGCCAAGGCAAAAGTGCCCAGAGATACGAGCAGGCTGCATAACTCGATAAGAAACTACGCAGAGGACGGAGGTTTTACAGCTATTGTCGACACGGAGGCAGGCGGAAACCAGCCCGTCGAGTACGGCCCCCATGTAGAGTTTGGAACTTACAAGATGAGCGCACAGCCGTTTATGATGCCCGCCTTCGAAAAGAACACAAAGAAGCTGATGAAAGAACTTGATAAGATGCTGAAATTATGAAAGACCCGACCTATCAAATTAGAAAACATTACATCGACCTGTTAGCGGGTATATCTGTTGACGTGGTGAACATCGCTACGCTTAACAAGGAGCCACCGTTTGTGTTTGTGACTACGCGCTCCCAGGAGGAGTCCACTAAAACCAGCGAGTCACACCAGGTCACCACCACGTTTAATATCATCGTTAAGAACGACGGCGACTGGGGCGGCGACAAGCAGGCCGAAGACATCGCTAATGAAATACTGCCACTAGTAAAAAATGGGAGCTATAGCAGCACGACAGACTTTAAGATCGTTACCTGTATGATCGAAAGCTCAGACCCTATATCGGAGACAACCGAAACAGGCCGAGTGATTCAGAAGGTAATAGCAGTTAATAATTATGTTTCACGTTTAAATTAAAAGAAAATGGCTAAAATTAATGGAACTGACATACTTGTCAGCACAGAGACAGGCGCAATCGGCGGGGCAACGTCACATACGCTGAATCTCAACATCGACCTGCCGGAGGCGACCACCAAAGACTCAGGCGGATGGGGCGAGAACATCCACGGGTTGAGAGACTGGTCGGTAGACATCGACGCACTCGTAGACCCGGACAACCCTGTTGACGGGCCGGATTTGGTTCAGCTCGCACTTGACCGCACAGAGGTAACACTCACAATGGCACTCACGGGGGGCCACACGTACACGGGCACAGCAAAGCTGGCGACCTACTCCGAAACACCTGACATGGAGCAGCCTGTAGCGTTTAGTGCCTCATTCACCGGAAATGGCCCACTTGAACTTGCTATGACATGAGAATAGAGCTAAAATACCCAGGCATTATTCCACGTAAAGTAGGGATGAGGTTCGATAATTACGCATGGATCAAGATGTGTGAATTAATGGGCGTGGAGTTTGACGAGCTTGAACAGCTTGAAGAAACAGAACTTGTCCTTGCCTGGATGTATGGAGCGTACTATTCTGACTGTTCGTACCGCAACAAAAAGCGCAGGTTTAGCTTCGAGCAAATCGCGCGTATGTATAGGTATTACTTTTTAAATAAACCCACAGAGCTTGATAGGGTGAAGACCGCCATGTTAAAAGGTAAGGTGATGGGCAAGCCTCTTGAGCAGCATTATAGGGGAGAAAAAAAAAAGTAACGGTAGCCGACATATATGATGTTGCGATAGGCGACCTGGGGATGAGGCGGGAAGAGTTCGAGCGCATGACGTGGGGTGAGTTCCAGTGTAGGCACAGGGGATTTATCCGGGGGCAAGAGGAAAGCTGGGACAGGGCCAGGCATATAATGTACTATGCAGCTATCCCCAATTTAAAAAAGCATGCGACCCCGGAAAAGTTAGCTGCACTGCCAAAAGATGTAAGCAAAAAGAGCCTTGAAAAGCTAACAAAGGAACGTTACAAACAACTAAAAGAAAAATGGCTAAGCGCGAATTAAGGGTCAAGCTGACAGCGGAAACAAGGGAGTTACAAAAGGGGGTTGAGAAGTCAAAAAGTAGCGTAAAAAACTTCGATAAGACCGTAAAAAACTCCGGTAAGTCTGTTAAGAAGTCAGCAAAGGACATGAGTCAGTCCTCCGCTAAATCTGTTGGTAACTTAGAGCAGGGGCTGACATCCATACACCCGGCAGCGGGTGTGGCTGTTAAGGGGATGCGTTCCGCATCCATGGCAGCACGTGCCTTACAGGCTGCTATGGGGCCGATTGGTATTGCTCTTATGGCCTTGACTACTGCCTTAGGTGCGCTTACTGCTTATTTCCGCGAATCCGTGCAGGGGCAACAGCAGTTTGCCCGCATTATGGGATATGTGGGAGGTGTTGTAGATTCAGCAAAAGATGCTTTCGTTGACTTGGGAAAGTGGATCAGTTGGGCTTTTACCAACCCCCAGGATGCAGTTACGCAGCTTTGGGAGATTATAAAACAAAACTTTGTTAATAGGTTTGATGGGTTGGTTCAAATGGTAACCTCCGGACTCAGTGTAATTGACACGGGGGCGAGAGGCGTTGGTGCGGCCATAGCTGGAATCTTTAGCAAAGAAAAAAGAGAGCAGTCAAAGCAACTCTTCAAGGAGATGGGTAATGGGATGTTAGAGTTTGGCAAGGCCACCCAGCAGGCCCTGACGGGCGTAGAAGATTTGCCCGGAAAAATAGCTTCTATTGGGAAAGACATTAATGATAGGGCTGATGAGAGTTATAAGCTGGCGGATCGGGAGAATAAGTTAAGATTAAAGCAGGTGGATGCGATGAGTAAAATCGCACAGCTAAACGCCGATATAGCTAATCAGAGGCGAATAGCCAATGATGACCAGCAGGATATCAATGATCAGATTTCCGCACAGGAGAAGGCAATGGAGCTTGTGGAGCAGAAGTTTGCAATGCAAGAAGCAATGGCAAAAGAACAGCTTGCCATACAACAAGAACGCATGGCACTTGGTCACGATACAATCGAAGACCTGGAAAAAGAAGCTCAATTACAGTCTGACCTTATAGGGTTGCAACAATCGCGAGACAATGAGATGCGTAACCTTCTGAGGCGACACGGAACGCTAATGAATCAGCTTGAGGGAGAAGCCGAAGTTGTAGAAGAAACAGTCTCTAAAGAGCAACAGCTAAGGCAGGAAGCGTTAGCTAAACAGGAAGAGGCGCGAGGCAAGATACTTGAGCGTATCCGGCAGGACAGCATGACCGAGCTAGAGCTCCTAGAGGAGAAGATGAACAAAGAGCTTGAGCTGTTTAAGGGAAATGAAGAAGAAAAGGCTAAAGTACATGCCTATTGGCAGGAAAGAAAAAAAGAACTTGAAAATGAGCTTGCAGCAGAAAAAGCAGAGCGCGAAGCGGAGGAGGTAGAGAAGTCACAAAGCGTGTTTGAGCAGTCTGGCGAGGCGATGGCCGAAAGTCTGGCAGGCATAGGTGCTGGTTTTGCCGAGTCGGCACAAGCCGGAAAGGACGCGACAAGGGACATTATTAAGCAGCTCGAAGGTCAAATCATATCCGCATTAATCGCTAAAATCATGGCCAGCCCTATTCCGTTTCCTGCTAACCTTGCAGTAGCAGCAGGAGCGGGAGGTATGGTATCAGGACTTATGGGGCAGATACCCGCCTTTGCCGACGGCGGGAAAGTAACTTCACCCACGTTAGCCATGTTTGGAGAGTACCCAGGCGCAAGGACAAATCCGGAGTATGCCCTCCGGGAAGATCAGCTAAGAAACATCACTGGTGGTGGCGGCGGCCAGCTTACCGCACGCGTGAGCGGGCAGGACTTATTGTTCGCCCTTAACGAAGCAGAAAGAAGAAATAACGCAAGTTTTTAATGGAAAAACAGTTCGAAGCATATCACGACAACCTTGACACCTATGACGGGCAGGCGAAAGTCACCTATAGGGTCGAACTATGGAAAAAGGGAGGATCGGCCGGCCATAGCGAGATTGAAACAATGTCGCGCAACCCGGTAGAGATCAACTCGGTGGCCGTTTCAAAAGAAGAGACAAAGATTGTTGTTGGCAGCGAACTTACCTTTACTTTCAAAACTGAGACCCCAGCCACGTATTTAGAGATTTTCGAAAGCGAATACGGCGACTGGCGGCTGGATTACTACAACGACGACACGGGCGATCTGATCTGGCGGGGATATGTCCAGCCGGACAACCTGACCCAGACGGTGTTCGAGCCATGGACAGAGATCAGGCTTTCTGCGACCGATGCGCTGAAAGATTTGTCAGAGACAGAGTTCTCCGACTTTATCGGACAACGAACCCCTATGAGCGCGATCAAAGCGGCATTGAGTGAGATAGGCATACCACTCGACTTCAAAGTGAAGCTCAACACCTACGAAACCACCCAGCCGAGCGACGAGCTATGCTTACTGAACTTGCTAATCAACGACGCGCGATTTACTAAGCAAAAAGACGGAGCTGACGATGTAGACACCTGCCTGGAGGTCATCGAAAAGATACTTAAGCC